GTTTAGACACCTGTTGTTCGACTTGTACTCGTGAACGTACTACGCCTTTGCGCTTTTTGTGATATTGAGTTTTATGCGATTAGCTGAAATCTTGATGAACATGGAACGTAGAAGCAATCCCAACCGCCTGAGACGCCGAGGAGGCGTTGTTACAACCATATTTGGAAACGAGCATACCACAGGTAATGCCTTCATCACGGCTTACCAAACCGCTCGCATTGTCACCCCCACAGGGTGGTTGACACATGTCCATTATGATGCCAAGGTCGACCATTACATATGGATCAAGCCATCCGACCTCTATCAATTGATGGCCTTCATGCGTGTTAAGCGTACTCCAAAGTGTGCCACAAATCAGTACGACTGTATCGCAAATATGTACCACATCAACGTGGCTGAATTTATTAAGTGGCTTTGGGGACTCCGCACAATGCATCCCCTTTTGCATAGGATTAACACATCCACTTGTCGTATCTATTTGGTTCCAGGTGAACCTCACACAATCATCAATTTGGCCACTCCCGAAGTGTGCCATACTTCACAATTGATTGTTCACAATTTCCACCGACTCAATGCATGGAATGCTGAGGAACGACATGTTAACCATGGTGAGGCCCTTGAAGACAATGTTTTGGTCCCAGGTTATGCATGTAATGACCGTTTATTCTGTGCTCGTGGTGATAGGGACTCTTGGTTCCTGGGAGGATTTACAATAGATAATCCCCCACTTCTTGTTCTCCGTGGAGTGACTATGTCTATGCCCCCCGGTGAGTTTGATTTTGGAATAGATGCTGATGAAGATGACATCATTGCACCTCCACAGTTGGTGACACATCCCGTTCCAGCAGGGTTTGCAATGCCAAATCCCCCCCAAGAAATACCTGGCATTCAAATTAACCTTGCTGATGATTCCAGTGATGAAGAAGAACAAGGTGCTGCTGCTAATCCCCTTGCAGTTGATCCTCTTGGGGAAGATTGGCTCGAAGTACATGAAGAGTTTGATGAAGATATTCTGGCTCTCAATGCCAATAACAACGCTATCGATGACACAATCCACAGTTCTCTCCCTGATGTTGAATGGATACTCCCCGAAGTTGAGAAAGTTGTATTCCATGGTTTTGGTGACCAAATTAAGGAACTCAAAGGTGCTGTTAGTACCTTCACCTCAATTTCAGAGAAAATTACTGCTATCACAACCTGGATCAATGAAATTTTCGAAAAAGCAAAAAGTAAATTGTCAGCCTTCTTTGGTTCCGCTTTTACAGGACCCGTTCTCGCAGTTATCACTGCTTTTGGAATTTATGCCCTTCTAGCCCGCGCCCGTGAAATTCTGGGTGATCTTATTTGTTGGGCTTGTCCTGAATACACAAAGAAATTTCTTGAAAAATACAAAGCTTGGAAAGAATCATATGAGACAAAAGATGATGAACACTGGACAAAGAAAATTTACAAACTTCCTATCTATGCTGTCGGTTTCCTTTCTTGGTTAGTTACTGCCTTTGAAGCTGGTGTTGGCATTTTCTATGGCATTAAAGTTTTCAAATTTTGTGCACGTCTTTTTGTTGAGGCATCCGATGAAACAGCAATTTCACTGACAGCTAAGCCTGGTTGCGATGCCGACGGTAATATTGTTGATATTGCTGCTTTCGAGAATTTTGCCCAAACTGCCACAGATGAACAACTCCTTGAGGCTGGCTTTTCGCTCAATGCTAAACTTCAATCAGATATGGCCCAAGGCACAAAATTGTGCATGGCCATAGTTGTTGCCCTTAGTGGCCTCTGGGTCGCCAGTACTGAAGCCCAGGATAGAAAGAAAGAAGATGGTGCTTATAACATCCCTAAAGCCCTCTTTTCTTTTGTTAAAACTGCCACAGCCACTTCTACTGCACTTACGGCAATTAGTGCAATCATCCGTCATGTTTACAGTTGGATCCCTGCTATGTGGCGTGTGTGGCTTTATGAAACTTTCAAAATACCCCCTGGTCATGCTTGGGAGTATCCTGCCGTTAAAGATTGGGTCAGTGGGATAACCGGATTAGATGCTTTGATCTCTGCTGATCGAGCCCTCCTCACTTCGTGCGCTAATACTCGCCGTGAGGTTCAAGAATTATATACCGGCACGCCCTTTATTTTACGCACTCTCGAAGAACTCAAAGCCTCTCCTCTAGAAGTTCGGGAAGTCCAAAGATTACAAAAGATCATCACACAATACATGAAGATGGTGTGGGCTCTCAGAGGTGAACATCCCGTCAGACAACGCCCCACTTGTGTCATGATTTGTGGCAAATCTTCATTGGGGAAGTCCACAATGGTTTCTCAATTTGCCCAAGATGTAATGGAAATGCCACTCCGTTCAGATTCTGATCAATGCCCACTTATATATGGGCGTCAACAAAATTCAGATTTTTGGGATGGATATCAAAACCAGAAAGTTGTTGTTTACGATGATTTCGGAGCTAATACCCAAAGCAACGAAGCTGCAGAGCTCATAACTCTTATAAGTTGTAATGAGTTCATGCCGGCAATGGCATCCCTCGACGATGCAAATATCGGAATCAAGGGTACTCGCTTTAATTCTGAATTAGTTGTTCTTAGTACCAACGTTTCTCCCAACACAACATTTGCGACTGTTTCATGTGCCGAAGCACTTCGTAATAGATATCACATCCCCGTTCAAGCTGTCGTTGTTTCAAAATACATCAAGAATGGTGTCATTGACTTTGAGACAGTTGCCCAAGATGCGAAGAAACAGGGTGACCCTGCACCCCATTTACGTTTTGTCCCCATCAACCCACATACGGGTCATCAGTTGATGCACCGTGTTGATGGCCATGATGAGCCAATAGCCCTTACTTATGCTCAACTGGTCAACTGGACCAAAGCTGAAGTCAATAAATCTAGAGCAGCTTTCAAAGCTACACTCGAGAAACAGAAAAGCCCCCCTGAAGAATTCAATGAGTGGGCTACCGCCCGTCAACAGGAGTTGCTCCAGAGCCGCGTTACACTGTGGAAATTGCTCACCGATGCTTATATTTCTGTTTCAACCCGTGCTTCCGCTGCAGGCGCTGCTGTTCTTGGATGTTCTTCTAAATTGGTTCGACAAGTTCTTGCTAGTATTACAAAGTGGTTGGGCCAAGATCCCAGAAGACTTGTGCACTCCTCAGTTTATACCCACCTTGAAGCAGGTCTCCTCTCAGCAGATCGTGCAGTTATAATGGGCAATGAAGATGGCGAAGCTGAAGCCCTTGATAAGAGATATGACATAACTATGCTAGCCATAGCAAAAGATTTAGAGAAATCCTGCATTGCTCCCAAACTCCTTGATCTCTTAGCTCGTGACTCTGAAGCTTATCAAGCATTTAGAACAGAAGTTGATGCAAAAAGGAAAAGATATGAATTGACTTGGTCTGCTGAAGTTCAGCATTACTTTTCATCTAGATTGCGATATAGAATGACAGATCAAGCAGTCTATATGATCTCAGCTCGTGACAATTACCGTGTACTTGCCGAAGCTTTGGGTTGCCAAATTGTTACAAATGAAGCAATGGGGAAGAACCCTATTGGTGAACATTACCAAGTCTTTGGTGATTGGTCATGGTCTGCCAAGACTTGGCAACCTGATCTCAAAGGCAGTGAAATCTGCTATCCCCTTAAGAAAGAAGATCTCGTCTTTGAAATTGACAAACTTGAAAAGGTTGGTGATATTTCTCCTGGTGGCATTATTAATGTAGATGCTAAGTTCACTTCAAATGCCCTTTCTGAGCTTAGGCTTGCTTCACGCCTTAAGGACCGTACCTTCCTCCTTGAGAAAGCCAACGTTGTATCGGAACGTATCTTGGATCCCCTTGACTTTGATCGCACCCTTCGTGCAACTGAATGTGTAGTCACATCACGTGACTCAGTCCGTCGATCCCGTATGATGCGAGATTGGACCGATGGTGAATATCAACATCAATTTGACTTGTTCTACCAATGTCCACCAACCCCTGAACATGTCTCTTCTGAAGATGATGAGAAATTTTTCGATGCTAGTGACACTGACCCTCGTGCTTGGTACGAGCGTGGTGGGTCATGGTTCAAGAATAAACTTCGTTCCCTTGGAGACAAAAGTCGTATGGCCTTTTGGCAGGTGGGACAATCGGATGGTGATCCCTATGTTCCTCCCCAGAGACGAGTTAGGAGCTCCGACACCCCCAGTACATCAACTGATCATGTTCATGAGGGCACTCCACGCCGCCAGAGACGCAACAGTGGACGCCAAAATCCTATTCCAGAAATTTCCGGATCCTTGAAGCGAGGTGATGAATTCATTTCTTACGAGGCTGGTCCCGATGCCTCAGATGTTTTTGATACTCGTGTCAGAGCAGACATTTCTGCTTATAGCAATGAGCGTGTGCCTCTTGTTGATGCTCCTATGGCAGTTCCTACCCTTGCTAAGTTGGAATCAGATGTTGAACGCCGCACATGGCGCACTGTTGGTCGTGCTATTGCTGACAAATTTAAGAGAGTTGGTGTTATAATTCAACAGCACCTCAAAATGTGGCTAAACCATATACCCACTTGGGGTAAATACGTCATTGCTGCTTTAACTGCTTTCTCGGCTTGTGGTGCTCTTGTTTGGACAATATATCAGTGGTGGACTAAGGACTCTGAGGCTATTAAGCTCGATTCTATGGCTGGCCAACAGCGTGATAAAATGCTCAAACTCGTCTCTTTGTGCTCAAAAGATGTCAACCAGACCCTCAATACACTTCCACTCAGTGAATTACGAGATGTTCTCAAGCTCAAACTTGAAGAGTGCAATGTTGTTGATCCCGATCCCACCCTAATTTCTGAGTTGATGGGTGGTGTTTGTAATACCAAGGAAGGAGCCGATGCTTTCCGAGATCAGATCGCTGATATGCTTAGTGATCTTCCTGCAGATATTAAGGCAAATCTACCTACCCTGGCCAATGGCCTTGATGAGACACAAGATTGGTCCATTGTTAAATTGGCAAATGCAAAACAACAACTCGTCGATCACTTCCGAACACTCATTGGACCTCATGCCCAGGAGGCTCTAGAGATAGCAAACTTAACTCCACGTTTGTATTCCCTCTTTAAGAATCTTTCACCTAATGAGGTTGAAGCTGTTGCACCTGGTGAACCTGCTATTCTGGAGTCCGCTGGAGGAAGTAAACCCTGTGTGAGATCAAAAGCCAACATGCGATGGAAGACTCAAAATAAGTCAGCCTTAAAAAGAATCACCAAGGGACGCCATTATAAATTTATTAAAGGTCGTCTTCATGGCGAGATTGCTGAAGGGGCTGCCGTTGAAATTGAAGCAGAGAATCATGCTGGAGAACTTCAGAAAGTCATAGTCAATCCCCCAACACTACCCAAGATTGCTTTTGGGAAGATTGAAACAGTCAAAGGAGTTAATAAACTCTACTTCATCCCTGTTAAGGGCCATGTCATATTGTTGCCCAAACATTTCTTCATGAATGTTGCAGATGGTGATGAATTACGTGTTATTTACAATGGTGTTGTCTTTATTGACAACTTTGATTCAACCCGTCTCAAGTCCGTTAAATTTGCTCACTCAACTTTTACATCTGAAGTGAGCACATATATGCTCTCTGGCCACCTCCCTTTGTTCCCTGATCAAACACGATTTTTCCCTGAGAAAGAGATTTATCCAAATACTGGCTGCACTGAGCAATCATATATTCTTCATCGTGATGGGCTTTGGTACAAAGCTCAGGCCATGGTCTCTCCCTGGGGCTATGAAGCCAAAAGCAAACTTAACAATTCTTCAATCACTCGTGAAATAACAACATTCACTGGTCTCCGTGTGCCCGGCGATTGCGGTCTCCCTGTTATCGCACGTTGTGGCAATGCAGGTTTCAAAATCCTGGGTATACATGTTTATCAATCTCTCGTTGACAACCGTGAAGGAGCAGCTGCAGTCACAGCTCTCATTGTGAAAAGTCTTCTTAATTCATACCCTCAAGATGTCCTTCTTCATGGTTCAGTTGAAACTCATGCCATTGTTGAAACAGCCTGTGATCGTGCAGTACCCCTAGAGGGTAATTTTGAAATTATCGGTGTTTTACCCACCAAACGTGGAATACCTAGCAATACTACTCTGCGACCTTCTCCATGTAAGGGCCGATTTGGTATTTCCCGTGATGTCCATGCTCCAGCTCCACTTAAAAATGATGATCCTCGTGTCGATTGGAAATTGATCGGGAAAAGCCCAAAACCACTCTCACTTCTTGCTGTGGAGAAATATGCACCCGTTCTTCGTCCCTACCCACCCGAGTTGCGAGCTGTTGCTAGAGAATGGGAACTTCATGAACGTAATCAGATACCCATCGAATACCCTGTCCGTGAATTGACAATGGAGGAGGCTATTAATGGTTATGGCAATATGTCACGTATAGATCTCAACACAGCCCCAGGATATGGGTGGGGTAAAATTTCCGGTGGCAAGAAACGTGGTCTTTTCACAGAAGATGAGGATGGTCAACTCCAACCTATACCAGAATTGAGAGCCGCTATTGTCAAAATCATCGATGCAGCTAGTGAAGGTGTATATGCAGAATGTGTATGGTGTGATTCACTCAAAGATGAACTTCGTCATGTCGGTAAAGTTGAACAGGGTAAAGTGCGAGCATTTACTCTCGCTGACGTCGCACTTCTCATAGCCGTTCGTATGGTTATGGGAGCTATCTTCTCTGTTGATTCAATTGCTTGGAAACATACCTCTTCAGCAGTCGGAATGAACCCTTGGAGTCCAGATTGGGACAAGATGATGCAATATCTTGGTGCTAATTCAACCAATGGCCTTGACGCTGATTGGAAAGCTTTCGACTCTACTGTTGGCGCTGAGGAATGGTATGACGAATATCTCGTAGACCGCCAGTGGTGGAAGTTACATGCCAAAGAAACTCTTCCTGGATTTGAGAATCGTTTGTACATCATGTACTATGCAATGTGTCATCGTTTGACAGTTAACGGTGACGTCCTTTATCGTCTCCACTCTGGCAATGGTTCTGGAGGTCCTAAAACCACTGTAATTAACACCCGAGCCAACGACAGGAGGATGAAAATGGCATGGCTTGCCAACCCTGATACTCCGAAAGATTATACTACCTTCAAACAAAATGTGAGGTCTAAATTTTACGGTGATGACACTGCTGCCACAGTTAGTGATAAATATGCTGGAAAATTTAATGGTAAATCAATCTCCAGTTTTCACAAAGAATTTTCCCGAACCATGACTCCTGCCAACAAACTTGGCGTCTTCACTGATCGTCTTATGAATCTTGAAGATCTTACTTTCCTTTCTGTTGAAACCAAACGGATGTGTAGGGAGGGTATCGAGTATTGGCCCTCCCCTGCTGACACCATTACTGATAAAAGTGTTAATTGGGTTAGAACCACCAACGACATGTCCGTTGAACAGAATCTTGCCATGCGTCTTAACGCCACCATTTTGCGTTTTGCTTATATGGAAGAGGTTGAATACCTTCGACTTATCCAGAAGTTGACTTCAGTTGTCAACGAGGTAATTCCTTCAGCTGACCCTCTCCTTACTTTCCCTACCTGGCGTGAACTTCAGGAGGCTTTCCTGAAGAATGAAATCGAATGGTCTTATGGAGACATTTTCCCCATCGGTGCTGTGAAAGGCACAGCCGTCACCTTACATATGGATAACGAGACTCCTTCTGTTGTTATTCCCAGTAATGTTGGAGCTATTGAAGGTGTTGTCTCCGGCCTCGTTGAGAACACGGGAGGTGTTAAATTTGCAGAACCAGGGGCACCCCGTGCATGTGTTGGTGCTGAACCCAAAGTCCAGGATAAATCAATTAATCAAAAGACTTTCACAGTGAAAGGACTTGCAGAACGTTATGCATACTTGGATACCCTTGAGTGGTCCACCTCAGATGCTCGTTATTCTATTGTTGGGAAGTGGCGACTTCCCCATGACATTTTGAAAGCTAACCCCATCAGAACTCCCATTGAAAAGTTCCGATTTTTCCGTTCCCATGTTAATGTTAAATTCATACTCAACGGGACTCGCTTTCACTCAGGCCAGCTCATTGCTTATTGGTGTCCTCTCATGGAAGAAGATGACATTAGTGATTGGCAGCAGGTTATGTTTTCTAGTCAAACCGTCCTGCGTCATGTCTACATGCAGCCCCGTTCGGATTCACCAGTTGAAATTTTGTGTCCCTTCGTCCATCCCAAACAATACTTCAACACTACAAATCTCAACAATGACGCTGAATTTATGGGAACTCTTGTTTTGGCTGTGATAAATCCACTTGAAATTGATGCCACAAACGCTACAGGTTTGGGTGGTAATCATGTTCCTGTTAGTGTATATGTTGAGCTCGTTGACCTCGAGTGTGCTGTCCCTACCGGTACCCCAGTTTCCATACATGGTGTAGGTAGTTCGAAGATTTCCCGTGTCGTCATAACTGGTAACAACAACACCGTTCCCCTTGAGTTTGGCTCTGATGCCGTTGAACAGTCCGCTGATATCTCCAGCATGGACAATCCCACGCTTGCTTTTCCACCCGTCCATGTTTCAAGACGTGGTCATCCACCCTATTCATATGCAGAGGGTACCGAGTATATGGATAAGCTCGTCTTATATCCCGAGCAAATTTCCCCTGCTGAGGTCACCCACTTTGGTACAGATGTTGATGAGATGGACATCACTAAACTTTGTCAAATTCCCACTTATTGTGAAACCTTCATGTGGGAAGCTGCTGCTGTCCCTGAAACTCGAATTGCTTCTGGTTTCATTTCTCCCACAGATTGCCTTAATCATCCAAAATTTCATTTAGACCGCAACATACCGATGTGCGAATTTATTGCTAAACAATTCAATTTGTGGTCTGGTTCAATAGGTTTCGTCTTTGATGTCATTGCTTCTGCTGTCCATACTGGTAAACTTCTTTTTACTGTACATTATGGCCTCGATGCTCCCCCCAAGGATATGGATTCCGCAGCTTGTGAATTTTCCGTTGTTTTGGCTCTCTCAGAAGATCAATCTCGTTTTGAAGTTGAAATCCCCTATGTTGCAGATGTCCCCCAGAAGTTCATAGTCAATGGTCATGATTCCCTTCTTGAAGGTTCTGTTGGAGTCTGGTGTCTGTGGGTCCTTAACAATTTGCGAACCCCTGGCATTGCTGTTCCTCATGTTGAAGTTAATTTATATAAATTCACTGGTCCGGACTTTCATCTTTCGTACCTTGGAGCTAATGGCGCCGAGATCGTCCCCACAAGTGCTTTCTTTCATGCTGGAGGGAATGACATGACAAATATTGAGATGGGTGCTGGCGCTGGGCAGCACACCCCCATGTACACAGAGAAGTACGATTCCCTCCGTGACATTGCACGTCGTTTTGTCCCTTTTGACAAAAAGAGAGTCCCCAAGTCTGATGGAACAATTGCTTATTATAAGGTGCGCGACCTTATTTACTGTATTGCTCGTCCCTGGAATGGCATGTACCTTGGTTGGCGTGGCGGGATTCGCCTCCGTGTCACATATTCTGAACCCTGTACTCTCGTGGCTACTTTTATCCCCACAGTTGATGGCCTTGATGCCGATGGAGCCAACAAAGTGGGCAACTATCTCACTGGAAAACAAACAAGTAGCAAATACATGTGTCCAGCCATTGTCGGTACCAATGCTGATGTTGGTTTTGTTGATTTTGAGATCCCTTATGTTACCCCATATAAATTTCTGATCAAGAGCAGAGAAACCAAATATGAAGATTATGCCAACACTGGTGATGTTGTCATAGCGGCAGTTTTTGCAGATCCTGCCGCTGCTAAGAAAGAGTCTTTTCAATTCTATGTTTCGGGAGCCGATGATTTCCGCATGGGCATTATCGCTGGAATTCCCAAAGTCAAAAGTACCCCCAACACAATTGTTGACCCTGATTCAAACGATTTTGTTCTTTTGCCTGGTGAAATAATTCTTGATTACGGTCCGAATGGCCATACAGCTGCCCGTAAATCACGTTGGCCACGGACAGACAAGGATAAGTTCGTGAAATGCCGAGTTCATGCACGTTCAAGTGTACCTGTTGATCCTGCAGGGCAATTCGTCCCTTATGTTCAGAGAGTTGGTTTTGACACACGTAATTTGTCTGATGCTGCCCTCACTGCGATGGGCTTTGTTGTTGTTGGCAAGGCTCGTCTTTACCGTCCTGATTATACAATTGTTATTGATGGGAGTCACCGACCATTTTCGCTCCCATATGGGTCTGGTGCCGCTGATGCTTGGTACAGGCCCCAAGTATACCCTTCCACAATGTATCTGCGCATGTGGATGCATTCTGATCCCAACAAAGTAAAAGATTACACTGCAAAAGAAATACTTGCCATAGGTGCTCTGGGTACCGATCAAGCCTATGGAACTGCTGTCAGTGTAACAGAACCTGCTGGTGCTGCTGATCGACCTACCGATGGTGTATGGTCAGTTGCTGCCGAAATGATAGTCGTTAGACCAGAAACTCAGCGTGCTTTGATGGCCGCCGCCGTACCTACCTACACACAGGGAGATATGATGTTATCTGCTGAGAACGTTACTGGCGAATATTGGGTGCGCCCTAAAACACAGCGTACCATTGGAGGAGTCACATATGGCGTATGGAACCCCGTCGCTGATGTTGACAATGATGTCGTTGGTCTGAAATCACCAACCCTTCTTTCAGAGAACCACACCATTGATGCAACATCAATCCGCCTGACTCACCAGGAAACTTAGATGTAATACTGAACCTGTTAGGTGCCCGTGACCTGCACTTTAAAGTGTCACATCTTATTGTATTTATTTAATAAAGATATTGCAC